CTGGAAAGCAATGGGGAAAAACAAACAGACTCCGCGCTGCGGAACGCGATAAATACGGGGGCAAGACAAAAGCCCAGCAACGTTCGGAAAGACGGCAAAACAAAGCCGACTTCAAGCGTATCAGCGGTGGCAAAGGGGCAGATGTCCCATTCTGAGGATTAAGACATGGCAGGGGGAAGACCATCAAAGCTCAATGATGACCAATGGCAGGAGATGTGCCGCAGGTCGATCAATGGCGAAACCATCCGATCATTGGCGCGAGAGTTCGGAATCTCGGAAGCAGCAGCAAGGCTCAAGATTGCGACCATGCGAGAAAACTTGAATTCCGTTGCATGTCAAATTGTTGATACCCGACAAGCACTTGCGAAATTGCCAGTTTCTTCGCAAGTTTTCGCGCAACGTCTCGCAGATGAAATGATGGCCATATCGATGAACCTGGCAGGTGCGGGCGTTTCCGGTTCGATTGTCGCCAAGACAGTCATGGAGATTGCAGCGAAACAAGTGCAGAAAGTGAATCAAGATGACCCGATGGAATCAGCCGAGATTCTTCAGGGTGTCTCTGCGCTCGGCCGCATCGCAAACGAGTCGAGCAGCATCGGATTGAAGATGATCGCAGTGGCTAAGGAATCGGAACAACCGACACCGACAACCGAAGATCCGGTGCAAGTCTACATCCCGAACAATGGCCGCGATTAGACCGCAACCAGGCCCCCAGGAGGCGTTCCTATCATCTCCCGCTGACATCGTGATCTATGGTGGCGGGGCAGGTGGCGGCAAGACGTTTGCGTTGCTTCTGGACCCGTTGCGACACAAGAACGTGCCAGGATTCGGGGCAATGATCTTTCGCCGCGAGTCGGTCCAGATCACCAACGAGGGCGGACTGTGGGATTCAGCGATGGCGCTCTACCCGTACATCGGTGGCGTGCCGTTCAAGTCGCCGCGCGTTGGGTTCAAGATCGGACAAGCCAAGATCACCTTTTCGCACATCGGCCGGGACGAGGATGTTCTGAGCTACCAAGGTGCGCAGATTCCAATGCTCGCGTTTGACGAGTTGACGCACTTCTCCCGGTACGTGTTTTTCTACATGCTCTCGCGTAATCGCTCAGTGTGCGGAATTCGCCCGTACTGCCGCGCAACGACCAACCCAGATGCAGACTCATGGGTTGCCGATTTCATCGCGTGGTGGATCGATCAGGATACCGGATACCCCATCAAAGAGCGCGCAGGCGTTCTTCGCTGGTTTGTCCGAATCGATGATGACATCAAATGGGGCGATTCACCGGGCGAACTGGCGATCAAATATGGCGTGCCGATCGCTGACGCAAAGTCGATGACGTTCATCCCGGCGCTTGCGACCGATAACACGGCATTGATGGCGAAAGATCCCGGATACCTAGCCAACCTGAAAGCACTCTCTCGCGTCGAACGCGAAAGGCTACTCGGTGGCAACTGGAAAGTCAGGCCTGCCGCTGGGCTCTACTTTCCGCGCCATGCCGTCCGCATCATCAACACGCTACCGCACGACATCATTTCGACCGTGCGCGCGTGGGATCTCGCGGCGACCCCGGCAACGTCCGAGAAACCGGACCCGGACGCAACGGCAGGCGTTAAACTCGCCCGTACCGCATCGGGCCGGTACATCGTCATGCACTGCGCACACCTCCGCGAACAAGCTCACACAGTGCGGCAGGCAATCCGCAACACGGCCGAACAGGACGGAGCCGCGTGCGCGGTATCATTGCCGCAAGATCCAGGGCAGGCAGGCAAGGACCAAGCCGCAAGCATGGTCCGCTCCCTGGCCGGTTACTCGGTCAAGGTCCGACTGCCAAGCGGAGACAAGATCACACGTTGCGAACCGTTTGCCGCACAGTGGCAAGCCGGGAACGTGGACATTCTCGAAGGACCGTGGAACGAAGCCTATCTAGGCGAGATGGAAGCTTTTCCGACGAAGGGCGTACACGATGACCGCGTTGACGCATCATCTGATGCTTTTCAACTCGTGTGCGACAAGTCTGGACCGATCACGATCATGGCCGCGCAGAGCAACCGAACCGAACGGCATACCGCAACAATGGGCGCATGGTGACATGAAGAAACGCAAACGCACGCAGCATATCGCAGCGACCAAGGCCGAGCCGTCCAAGTCAGGACTGCGCGTCATGCAGACGGCAGGCCAGCGTTCGCTGACATCCGAATATGCCTCTCACCCATCTCGCGGACTGACCCCGGCCAAGCTGGCGAAGGTCATGACTGAGGCAGAACAGGGCGACTTGATCGCAATCAACGACCTCGCGACCGATATGGAGGAAAAGGACGCGCACCTTTACTCCGAGTTGCACAAGCGGCGCATGGCCGTGGCTCAACTGCCGTGGTCGATCGAACCGGCGCGCAACCCGACACCGCAGGAAAAGGACAAGGCCAAGCGGATCGAGGAAACCATTCGTGATTTGCCGTTCGACTTGGAAGATGTGGTTTTCGATCTCACCGATGGCGTCCTGCACGGCTTTTCCTGTCTTGAATTCTCAGGATGGGCCCGCCGAGCAAACGGCATCATGCAGCCGAATGGCGCCATTCATCGCCCGCAGTCGTGGTTCACTTTGGACCAGGCGACACGCCAGAATCTGCTGCTCAGGGCGAACACGGAAGCCGAGGGCGAACTGTGGCCATACGGTTGGATGATTCACGTTCACCGCTCGCGCTCGGGCTATCTCGCACGGGCCGGATTGGCGCGGGTTCTCGTGTGGCCATACCTCTATAAGAATTACGCAATCCGCGACCTCGCAGAATTCCTTGAAATTTATGGATTGCCGGTCCGAATAGGAAAATTCCCGCAGGGTACGCCGGAAGACAAGCAGTCCGAGTTCCTGGCGCAGCTTCACGCGATCGGACACAGTGCAACGGGCGTGATGGTCGATACGATGCAGGTCGAATTCATGGCCGCAGCATCCGGCCATGCGGACCCGTTCCAAGCCATGATGGCATGGGCAGACAAAGCAGAGTCGAAAGCCATCCTCGGCGGCACGCTGACATCCGAACCGGGCGACGTTGGATCGCGCTCGCTCGGGACCGTTCACGATGAGATCCGAAACGAGATCCGAGACTCTGACGCGCGGCAGATCGCAAGCACGATCACGCGCTATCTCGTGTGGCCGATCCTGCAATTGAACGGACTGGTCGAACAGGACGACACGCGCCAACCGCGCTTTGTATTCGACACGGGCGAACCGGAAGACATGGCGTTATACGCCGATGCGCTTCCCAAGCTCGTTTCGATCGGTGTCAAGGTGCCGGAACGCTGGGCGCGCGACAAGCTGCGAATCCCGGAAGCCGAAGGGCAAGAGGACATGCTGTCATCGGGACAACCGGCAACGACCGATCAGCCGATGGACACGAAGGAATCTCCGCAGACCGAACAGGTAAAGCGGAAAGCCGCAACGAGTACCGGCCAGCGATTCACGCCGCAGCAACAGGCGATCGAAGACCTGGCCGATAGCGCACTCGACGCGGGATCGCAGCCGATCTCGGCCGAGTCGATCCGCAACGCCATCGCGGCGGCACGTTCGCCGGAAGACCTGGAAAACAGGCTTGCTGCGCTCCTGGCCGGTGTCGATCGGTCCGAATTTCAACGGCAGCTCGAGCGCGCATTGTTCGCCGCTGACGTCATAGGGTATGCCGCATGAAGTGCAAGCCGAAACCAAGACCTAAGCCACGATGACCGTCACGATCGGCTTTGATGTCCCATTCTCGGAGGCAATCAAAGCCGCAGTCACAAGGGGCGTCGTCTTGCCTGATGTCTACTATGGCGAGCTGCAAGGACTCGCCCGACAACTGGCGTTTTCTATCGCGGGAATCGGCGCATACGACCAACTGCAAGCCGTCCGCGACTCTCTCGCGAAAGCAATGGCATCCGGCCAATCGTTCAAGGCGTGGAAGGAAACAGCCGCAGCGCAAGCTCTGGAACTGCCAGCGCACCGTCTTGACAACATCTGGCGCACCAACCTGCAAGGGAACTACATGCGCGGCAGATGGGAGCAGTTAGCGCGCAACGCCAAGACTCGCCCGTATCTGATGTACGATGCGATCAACGATTCGCGCACGCGACCAGCGCACCTCGCAATGGATGGAACGATCAGGCGATGGGACGATTCTTTTTGGCTAACGCATACCCCGCCGTGCGGCTATCGGTGCCGGTGCGACGTCATCGGCATGACCGAAGAACAGGCGATGCGACGCAGCGCACCAGGGGCAGACGGAAAGCCGCGCGGGATCTACAAAGAGCCGCGCCTAGACGATGGAATGCCAGCGGAGCCGGATGCAGGGTGGGACTATCACCCGTACTTCGATAGATGGCAGCCAATGCGCAAAGCACTCGCAAACCGGGCCGAAGCTCCAGGCGCCTCCGCGGTACTCGGTGAAGCCCTGGCCGGTGCGATTGAAGGCAGCTTGATGGAGTTGTATTCTCAATGGATCGTTGACCACGGAGCAGACGAGGCGAAGAAGATGTGGGAGAAGTATTTCAGCGGTCAGGCGTTGCCGTCATGACCGATAAAGCAACAGACGGCTATCCGCGCATGGCCATCTTGGAGATTTCGCCTGAAATACTGCGCGCACTTTTCCAATTACCGGAAGGCGCGGAAATTTTAGACTTGCGCGCTCCTATAGATTATCGCGGAATGTTGGAAGTCAAGATCATCGGAGCAGGATGGGAAATTCCTAGAGGGGCCGCAATAGTCAGAACACGCGGAACAATCATCCAGGAGTTTGATGCAACAGGCGCAGAGACGCGCAAAGTCATAGATTGGGGAATGCCTTGTGATCAGAAATCACTGAAATGAGCGCCAAAACTGACGCAGCCCTCCGCGCTCTCGGTGAACGTGGCGAACGAGGGATAACCGATCCGACCGCACTCGCCGCGCTCAACAACATCGTCAGACAGTCAATGCGCGCTCAGTACGATGATTGGGTTCGAAAGGTCGGCAAGACGAATGCCGCGCGATTGTGGGGTGAGCACTTTCCAGGGGAACAGTTGCCGTGACCGTCACCGTTGACGACTCTCGGCTAAAAGCCGCACTCACCAAGCTCTCGCGCCAGCTTGACGACCCGGGCGAGACGCTAGACGACATCGGGCAGAGATTGGCGGATCAGATCCGCGCAAGATTGGGCGCCGGTATCCAGTACGATGGAGTACCCATGAAGCCGCTAAAGGTGCGCGTGGGCGTTCCGTTGAATGACACCAGAACGCACATCTACAAGCGCATCAACTCGCAACTGATCGGGAAGACGAGCGTTGCGGTCGGATTGTTGGACGGGGACGAGAACATCGCCAAGGTTCACCAGTTCGGCAGCTCGAAAAAGGGAATCCCGGCCAGGCCATATCTCCCAATCGATCCGGCCGGTAATGTGGATCTCCCGCGAGAGTGGGCAGACGACGTGCTAAACGCTATCGAGTCGGGACTGAGGGGCGCGCTTCGGTAGACTCGCCCGCCTTGCCCTACTCCGACACGTTGACCCGCAGAATCGCGGGCCAGGGACGTTCAGCCGTGCGGTAGTGACCTTGCCGCAGACCGAGCACGTGACTTGCCCGACTGCGCGGTACTCGTGAGGCATTTTCATGGTTCAATCGCGCAGGTCGTAGATGTGGAATGCGACCGCTTCAAACTGCGGCTTTTCTCCGACAGGCGCGCGGTTGGCGTTCTCAAACACACCCACCGCAAAGGTATGCGCAAGCCGAAGCGCGGCGGCAGGGTGGACGACAACGACGCCATCGAACGCACCTTGCTCGTCAATCCATGACGGTATTATGGAAAATGCGTCCGCATCGCCAACATGGGCCAGCTCGATGCCCTTGTCGGCTGCCATCTGTTTTTGCCCATCGGTCGGTGCGTGGCGGCTGATAAATGCAAATTTCATGACTGTTCCTCCATCCAAAACGAAAAGTCTGCACGATAGGATGGCGACGGTCTTTCGACCGTCTCTGCAGCAGCCCTAGCGGCTGCCTGCGAAGAGAACACGGCCCGCTTGACGTATCCGGGCATCCGGCCCGCCGACGACCAGAACAGCTTGCGACCATCGGTCGCGAGCTTCTGGTTGGGGAAGCCCTTCGGGCCTTGAATACTGACGTACCATTTTTGTGCGCTCATGTCTTTCTCCGGTTCCAGCTTCAGGCCAATCCTTCAGCGTGGGTATAGTCTCCCACGTCTAGCGGAACAATGCAACTGTTATTTATCGGTTGCATCATAAGATGTTCTGATGCTCCGCTGAAAAAATCCGATCTTGGTGAAATGTTTCATATGTAACGTTTCACCTGCAACGTCGTAAGTTGCGCGTATGTCGAAACATGCGCAACCCTTTGCCGTTTGTCATTTCCCGCTCGACCGCACCAAGGCCGAGTCGGAGATTCAAGTCTTTCCGTCCGGTGACTTCTCGGTTCCACACGGCGCCATGCGCGGATCAGGACCGTGGAAGCTCGACCAGGCGGCAGCATCCGCGCTGATCTCTAAAGTCGCCAAGCGCAAGACCGCGCTCGTGGTTGATTACGAACATCAATCCTTGATGGCAGCTACAAACGGTATGCCAGCTCCGGCCGCTGGCTGGATCGAATCAAGCGCGCTCCGCTGGGACGATGCAGGGATGTTCGCCGCTGCGCGATGGACCGAACGCGCCAAGCAGATGATCGAATCTGGCGAGTACGCGTATATCTCGCCCGTGTTCACCTACGACGAAAAGACCGGGACTCCGACCGATCTGCTCAACGTCGCACTGACCAACAACCCCGCGATCGACGGAATGCAACCCGTGCTACTCGCGGCCGCTTCCCGCTTCCATCAACCCGTTACCGAGGACCGCACTATGCACCCCGATGTAATCGAACTGCTCGGCGTTGCCGAGGATGCCGATGCAGCCGCGATTACTGCGGCTTGCAGCGCGCTGAAAGACAAGATCACCAAGGCCGACGAAGCCATCGCCGCAGCGACCACGACCTCGCCCGATCCGGCCAAGTTTGCGCCGGTTGCCGCGCTGACCGCGTTGCAGGATCAGGTAGCGGCTTTGCAGTCCGCGCTGACCAAGCGCGAGATTGACGACCTGATTACCCCGGCCCTGGCCGATGGTCGGCTAAATGCCAATCTCGAAAGCTGGGCGCGTGACCTGGGCGCAAAGGATACCGCCGCACTTAAGGCATTCTTGGACAAGGCGCAACCCATCGCCGCGCTGTCCGGTTCGCAGACTGGCGGAAAGCCGCCGACCACGACCGATGACCCGGTTCTGACCGACTCGGATCTCGCCATTTGCAGCGCGCTCGGTATCAGCCGTGAGGCGTACATCAAATCCTTGGAGGCCGCATAAATGCCATTAACAGCAGACCGCAGTACCCCGTACCGTGACGGCAAGCAATTCGAATTCCCTGTCGCGGCGTCCACCAAGATATACGCGGGCGCCCTCGTTGGCGTCGGCACGGGCACCACGTATGCCGCACCGATGACGGCAGCGACCACGTGGAAGTGCGTCGGAGTCGCGCAGGAGTTGGCCGACAACTCGGCAGGCGCCAACGCAGCTATCAACGTCAAGGTTCAACGCGGCGTGTTCCGCTTCGTCAATGGCGAGTCGATCACTCGAGCATCGCTCGGTGCGACCGCATACGCCAACGACGATCAGACCATCTACACCACCAGCACCGGCCGATCTGTCGTCGGCGTCATTCGTGACGTTGACTCGGCTGGCGTTTGGGTCGAAATCTAAGCCCGAGGAACTGACCGATGATTATCAACAAAGGCACCTTTTCGAGCCTGTTCACGGGCTTTAATACCCTATTCCAACAGGGTTTTGAGGCCGCCATGTCCGATTGGGACAAGGTGGCGATGACCGTTCCGAGCAATACCAAGTCGGAAACCTACGGATGGATGGGGAAAGTCACCCAGTTCCGTGAGTGGATCGGTGATCGCGTACTCCAAAACCTGTCGGCTGGCAGCTACCAGATCTTCAATAAGGACTTTGAAAATACGGTAGTAGTCGATCGCAACGACATCGAAGACGACACGCTCGGCATCTACGCGCCGATCATGCGCCTGCTCGGTGAAGACGCGCGTGTTCATCGTGACAAGCTGGTTTTCTCGCTGATGAAGGCGGGATTTACCACGAATTGCTACGACGGCCAGTATTTCTTCGATACCGATCACCCCGTCGGGACCGGGACCGTTTCGAACTACGGTGGCGGATCAAGCACGGCATGGTATCTGCTCGACCTGTCGCGCAGCCTGCGGCCGTTCATCGTTCAAATGCGCAAGGATTACAAGTTCCAGTCCTTGCAGTCGGACACCGATGAAAACGTGTTCATGCGCAAGCAGTTCGTCTACGGCGTGGACGCACGGCTCAACGTCGGATATGGCCTCTGGCAGCAGGCATACGCCAGCAAGCAGACGCTCGACGCCACGAACTTCGCCGCAGCCAAGGCCGCGATGGCATCGTTCACGGCCGACAACGGCGACGTGCTGAATATCCGCCCGACGCTGTTGGTTGTACCGCCTAGCCTGGAATCCGCAGCGCGAACGTTGCTCAACGCGGAGATCACCAGCAACACGACCAACATTTGGCGCGGTTCCGTGGACCTGCTCGTTACCCCGTGGGTGATCTAAGCATGGCTGTCAACAAGCCAGAAAAGGGCGCTGCCGATGCGGCGCCCACCATCCTGCGGGTATCAAGCTTCGCGCAAATGCGTTGCCGTGCAGGTCGGCAGTTCACGACTGAGCCGGTGGATCTCCCGCTTGAATCTCTGACCGACTCGGACATCGAAGCCATCGAATCCGATCCGCAACTAAAGACCGAGAGAGTCTGATATGAGCGAAGCCGACCGCAGCCTACCCGCAAGAGAAGCCAGAATCTACGAATCGCTGGCAGTTGCGCCGAGCGCTGCGGCGTATGGCGTAGGACCGGCGTGGATCGGCGGACGCCAGTATTGGAGTGACGGAACTCGATGGGTACTCAGGTCAAGCCCGAAACAGGCAGGGACAACGCTCGCAGTCCTTGGTGACTCTTTTGACGTGCGGGCCGGGTATGAAGTCGCTGCTGGTTACATTTACCAGACGTTCGGGATGCTCGGTATCTGGACGTGGATCAATGCGCTACTGCGGCAGAAATTCATCGTTGTGGGCGGTTCCGCGATCAACGGGACTGGCGCGACCTCGGCAAGTAACCCATATTCCGGCAGGATCGGTGCATTGCTTGCGCTCAACCCCGAGTGGATCTCAATTCGCGCATCTATCAATGACCTTGCAAGCGGCACAACCCTACAACAGATGATTGACGCCTATTCGTTGCTATTCGATGCAGCGAATGCGGCAGGCGCGCGAATCATCACGAATACCATCGGGCCGCATACATCGGCAACGATGAACACGACCGCTCAACGGTCAAAATGGAACGGCTTTAACCGCTGGATATCCCAAGTCGCGCCAACCCGGTGGGACATGGTAGTCCTGCCGCAGCATTACCAGTATCTCGACCCAGCACAGACGACCGGCCAATCGCTTAATGCCTCTGACGCGCATCCGACATCACCATACGTTTACCGGATCGCGAAGGCATCGGCTGATATTCTCGCGCCATATCTCGCGCATATCGTTAGCCCGCTGGATGCAATCTGCGCAGTCGGCGACGAATCGGATGCGATTGATCCGAATCCAATCAATGCCGGAACTTCAGGTGGCACGGTAAACGCCCCCGGAACTGGCGCAGCACCTCCAGGCATCACTGTCGTATCAAATGGCACGCTTGCAGCGTCCGTCGTTTCTAGAACGGACGGGCCTGGGAATTGGGAACAGATCGCGTGGACTCCATCGGCAGTTAACTCCGTTGCAGGCCTCAATTTAGGCAGTCGCACAATCAACAGCGGCGTTCAGGTTGGGGATGTTTGCTCTTACCTTTGGGAAATCGAAGTCGATGCAGCGAGCGCGGGTATGCCGCAGTGCGTTAACTGCGACATGAAATTTACCGGAAGCAACGACGGTAGCGGTAACAATCTGATCTATCGCGGCGTAGGGTCAGGTTCGGGCAGGCCTCCACCGACCGAGCGCGGTATGCGATTCGTACTAGCGACACCAGCATTGCCTATACCAGCCGGGACGACTGCGATTATCCCGCAAGCGTATGCAGTTGCATACGACACAACGGCGATGACAATCCGGTATGGGCAACACGGGCTTGTGAACTACACCAAGCTCGGATGGCCGATTCCGCAGCCGTGGCTTTGGGTAGCGTAAGTGACCATCGCAACCCAATCCGACCTGATCGAGCACCTCGGCAACAATGGCGCCGTCGCGCTTGCGCAGATTACCGATCCGGCCGGGGCAGTGATCGACTCGGCGTTAGTGACCGCATCGCTTGAGCGGGCAGACGATGAGATTTACGCATGGATTGCCGCAGTCGTCGCGGTTCCGCTGGCATCGCCATACCCGCCGCTGTTGGTAAAGATCGCGTGCGTGATTTGCCTGTATTGGCTATGGGCAGGCGATGAGCGACCGGGGCGAATCAAGGACGACTACAAATGGGCAACGACCATGCTGCGTGACATCGCTGGCGGCAAAGTAAGCCTCGGCCTTGCTGGTAATGGATCTGGACCGGCAGAGACATCCGGCAACTCGGCATCGTTCGAATCCAGTGCGAGCGTGTTTTCGCGTGCGGCAGGGGATTACTGATGCAGCTTGCGCCGATTGTCGCGCGGATCTCGACGGTTGCCGCGCTCAATGATCGCGTGCAGCTTGCGCCGACGATTGACGAGGCAGTGACCACGTTGCTCGGAAAAACCCCACCAGCCGTCCCGATGGCCGTTCTGACAGGCGCAAGGGAAAAGGCAGCACCGAGCCAGCGGATCGCAGCGGCGCCTGCGCTGCATCAAGTGACGTGCTCGTTCGTGGTGGCGATCTGTATGCGCTACAGCGGAAACGCAATGCAGGCAGCGGATGCGCTCGATGCAATCGTTCGGAGTGTGCGGGACGTGCTGATCGGCTGGATACCGACCGGATGCGATCGACAGTGCTATTACCAGGGCGGGCAGCTTTTGCCATCCAACCCAGGGACTTTGATCTGGGCGGATTCGTTTGATACCACTTACCTAGAGGATGCGCTATGAGCGTCGAACTTTCTTCCAAAAATGTCGCCCTCCTGGCGAAGAACGAAACGACCGACGGCGTTGACGCGTCCCCGGCCGCTGCGAATGCCGTACTGCTCCGGTCGTTGACCGGGAAGACGCTGGAAGGTCAGACCATCTCGCTCGACTACTTGCGGAACTATTTCGGGGCCTCGCCCAAGTTGCTTGTGCAGAAAGGCTCAAGCATGTCCTTCGCCTGCGACATCGCTGGCAGCGGCACGGCAGGCACTGCGCCTGGCTGGGATGCGCTGCTTCGTGGATGCGGGTTTGTTGGTGCGACTCAGGCAGCATTGACCGGGGCCGCGCAGGCAGCAACTGCAACGACCATCACGTTGGTTGTTGGTGCGCCCGCAACTGACGATCTCATTTGCGGCCTTCCTATCACGATCACGGGCGGAACTGGCAACGGCTCAGTTGGATGGGTAAAGGATTACAACGGAACGACCAAAGTCGCCACGGTTTGGGGATGGAGCGGAACGACCCCGGCAGCGGCGAGCACGTACAGCATTCCGGCCTTCTACTTCTACAAGCCGATTTCTACCAGCTTTGAAGGAACGTCGCTTTACCGGACCATCGATACCCTGTTGTTCAAGTCGCTTTCGTCCAAGGGAAACTGCGCGTGGAACCTTTCCGCGAACGAAGCGCCTTCGATGAACTTCGACTACCAGGGAACTTATGC